GGGTTTTTCACACATTCACGGATCCTAAGGTAATAGGTCGCGAAAGGTGGGGGATTTTGGTATCTCGGTGTCTTACCGAGCGCAAGATATGGTTGCGAGCCTGGGTGAAGTTCTTTATCGGGGATTCATGCCCCGCCGTTTTGAATCTTAGTACGGTACTAGCCGCCCTCAAAAGGTGGGCGGTGCCTCGGCAGAACTGCTCAACGCTTGAGCTTTGCGCGCGTTCGCAGGCGCGTTGATGGGCGTTTCGACGCCATGGATGATCGTGACCTCGCCGCTGACGGCGCACGGTAAGTAACACGAGGCGGTGCCGGAGGTGCGCGAGGCGCACTAGAACGTCCTCCAAACGCTCCGCGGACCATACCCAACCCAGCATTCGCCAAGTCAGACAAACTGCCCACAAGAGCCGGTTCGACGTTACTCCAGACCTTACTCGCGACGTCCCCGATCGCGTCTAAAATGTCTTCAAACGAGTTATACCGCGCTGGGTAAGCCCCCTTCATTTCCAAACACAGTTTGTAGTAGGCTTCCATCGCGCGCGGTTCAAATGGTGCGGGTCTTTCCGCAAAGACAGCATCTCCTTGACTTGGAATCGGCGCAACCTCAAGTCCAGCTATCAGTTTCACTTGCAACGAAGCACCGAACCCTCCCCCGGAACCCCCTTGAAGGCCCCTGAAGATGATCACACCGGTGTTCATATGGTCAAATCCCGTATCGAACGTCTGACGTCCTGGAATAGAGATGACGGTATTGTCTGGTGAATGTAAAACTGACACTGGAACTACAAACGGCCAAGGGTCAGACGCAGGAATATGCGCGAGACTATTGGTTGTGGCCGTGAGGATGCCGCCGACTGGGAAAAGTGATACGTCCTGAGTGATAAAACCCGCGCCACCGTTCGTGACATGTACGCATTGACCAGAAACAGACCGCGCGAACGGCTGAGAAGGTCCCGACAACCTAAATGGCATATAAACGCCTTCACGAGATGGCGCTTGGTAAAAATCAGGATTCATGCGAGAGAGAGAGGACTCGTCCGCTGGTAGCACCGTCGTGTAATGCTGCGCAATAAGTCCGAATTCTATAGGCGGGTCTGTTCCGGGGATATCGATCCCCGAGTCATAACCCGACAACTGCACTAATCCTACTGTGCGCAATAGGGGCGAGAACTGTCCCGCGTACACCTGTCCCTGGTCTGAGACTGCAGCCGCAATCTGCTCAACAGTAACTGACTTGTACTGATGGCGAACCGCGGCGGCTCTCAAAGACGGGACGTTGGTGACGTTTTGCTGGACCCCACCTCCATACTGCACAACATAGGGGTTTAGCGGATCTGAATCCGTAACCGACTGGAGTTGCACTACACCCACCTGTGCTCCATTTGGCGGAACCGCTGAAGTGAAATCAACTGGACTAGGTCCTGTGGCCCAATACATCGCATTGCAGTCTCCCGGAGGAAACCACATAATACAATCCCATTGTCCTGCTCCTGGTGGGGGCATGATTGTACTATTGATGCGGAAATCAGGTCTAAGGACAAATGTCGAAGACTCATCAGGCAGTCCCGGGGACTTTTTCTCACTCGCAGGATGTAAAGCGCGTAATATCCACTCTCTACCCGGCCCGGACACACCGAACCGGGCGAGTTTGTGGTGGATCTCCGCCTCCACTCCTGAACGTGAAACTGCTCCAAGACGTGAGGTGCGTCGTGATCGTGGCATTTTCGCAAAAAGGAGACCATGCAAATGGTGGACGCCCGGGGCAACTACCAACAATCGTGACCTCTATCGGCAATATCCACGAGGTCAATCTCCATGAGACGATCGAGGACGTGGTGTTTTAAAAGCAGAGGTTCGCGAGGCAGAGTTCTAAGCCAAACTTCACATTCAGCTAACTCCTGCGTCGTCAATCCATACCTCCGCTCCATGGAACGCCATATCCCGTCTCCAAAAGAGAATCGACTTCCCTGAAACTGCTTGCCTTTGTCACTTTTGATGCTGTCGCCCTGCGTATCAAACGCATCAAGCAAGACCCGCAAGACAGGTATGGAACCGGCCACAGGTCCCAATCCTCGCGCCACACCTCTCTGGTACTGAGGGACCTTCCTCGCCGCAGGGGGACTGACTGTCCACCACAAGCGCGCGAAAAGCCTTCCAGGGAGGGGCACAAAGCCTATCTGCGTTCCATCTCCAATAAACATTCCGGAGATGAAAGTAACTCGCTCGTAATCGTCGAAAACGCGTGCTTCGGGCGTGATCCCGTACTCTCGCTCCAAGGCAATGACCGCGTCAACCTCCACCCGTTGGTAAAAGGCAACAAGCAAATCATCTCCTGCTACGAGAATGGACGCTCGAACTCCAAGCCTTTTAAACGCGGCGTAAGCGATCGCTGCGTTAACGAGGCTATTTCCAAGCGTAGTGTCGTTGTGGCCGGACTTAACAGTGTACGCCATCTTGTAACGCAGCGTTCCCCCTGGAAACACCGCGAAACCTTTGACGCGATCACACTTGCTGGCGAAATTTCCGAGTTCCGTGTCAAAAAGACGGTACACATCCTGGCGGAACTTGGCATGTTCCTTCTGCATCGTTGCATCCCAGTTTTTCCCATCCCTTTCATAGAACCCGATCGCGCCATCGTCCACGACACGTTCCATCCACGTCCCGATTTCGTCCGCCCGCATCCCGCTGGCGAACGTGATGTCGATCCCGCCGCGCATACGCTTATTCCGAAACACCGAACACAGGGTCTTCTGGGCGGCGTAGAACTGGGGGCCAAAGAGAGCTTGCGTGACAAGATTCCAGTAAAACTGTATCATGCGCGCTTTGCTCGGCATCTTATGGGCCACCTCACGTTTCACCATCGCTTTGACTTTCCCTGGCTCCTCAGTCTCGTCGCGCATAGAGCGCACGATGGACTCGCGTTTTCCCAGAGGCCACTTCGCCAACCAGGTCGCGAAATCCAACATGGGCTGGAACCAATACTCATCACTCCGGGAGAGAACTGCCTCGCGAAAGTCGTGGAACACCTCTTTCACGTCCCTGGTGACTTTGGGCTGCTTCGATCCATGGCGATTACACAAAGCATTATGGGCGTTACACAGGCATTTGCGGAGCACGTATGCGGGTCCAGTGGTCCAGCCGACAAGGGTAGCACCCTTCGACTCAGGAGAAAGACACTCACGCGTGACCCTGCAATCAACCTTGCACTGGTCGCCCAACTTCGTCACATCACCAAATCCGATGCAGGTCGTCACCGTCGCATTCGCATTCAGGCGGTACGCTCCAGGAGCGAGTTCCGACCCAACGAACGCGGACGGATCCAACCATCCCATCTCATTCACCGGCAACGTAATCGAGTCCACTCTGACTTCGCTACGCCAACCCTTCCACAAATTCACCAAATGGGCGCTGATGGTCACTGGGATGATAACGCTCGTCAAATAGCCGAAAACGTCTCGTCCCGTGACCACCGGCGCCTCGCGCGTGCACTCCTCCGCTGCCGCGTACCACACCGAGGGGCAGAGTATGACCAAGAGACCAAAAACCAAGACGACCCGACCAATCGTACTCGGAAGGCGACGATTCCGGCGAAAAACGCGGATCGCAGAAGCGGAATAATCCGCTAGACGATCGGCGAAGAAGTGGGCCTGGACGCCTGTCTCATACATCACACTCGCATCAAGTTCGGAATTGCGAGCCTGGGCGTTTATCGCTGTCCTCTGCACGGACGGGAGATACGCCTCTAGACTGCCATCGACCCTGACACCTTGCCCCGCGACGCGGGTCGAGACCCTGAACGCTGCATCGTCCGCATACTCGGGGGGCGTTCGGGGGAGCGGTTTTCCGTAGAGCCACCAGCTCCACAGGTAGACCACTCGACCCCACACCCATTTCCCCAGAGTCGCGATCTTGGAGACGACGGCCCTCAAAGCCACGTACAAACGCATAATCACAGCGTGGAATAACCAGAAAAGAGTCCAGCAGACTACCGCCCGGGGCAGTCTGAGGCGAGTCCAAAGCCCTGGCTCCCCAGGCTGGGGGAGGGGAGGCTCGCTCGACACTGGATGTTCCCGACGTGCGTCAAGAATCGCAGAAGTTCCCCCGACGTGCAACTTTCGTCCATATCGCGCGCTGCAATCGCGGCAAAGATCACCAACAGGGCAATCTCCGCAGCGACGCGCGACGGCGTAGGGCTTCGTCACAACGAGGTACTCGGGGGGCTTGTCAAACCGGGTCCGGAGTCGGATGAGCGAGTTCGGCGGACAAGGAGGGCACACACGGGGGGGAAAACCCCCGGGCCTCTCCTCCGCATCTTCATCCGGATCTCTCGGAGTTGGGGGGGTGCGGCGCACAGGTACGGGTCGTCGCGGTCTAAACACCACGACTCCATCGTCCACAGGCTCTCTCCGCATCCACGCAGCACACTCCGGCGACACATGCATTCCGCGATACATGCTCTTGACTTCATCACCGATGGCGGCCACTTCCTCTGAGAAAAGGTCTCCCACGACCTGAATCTCATCTTGAGGGCTCAGCGCTTCCTGCCATGGCGCACCGACGAACGCGTCCACGGGGACACCGTCATCCACAGACTCACTGTCCGTGTCTGGTTCCCCTGCAGAGCATCCACGTCCGACTGCGCCACACGACAGCATCGGCATCACGGGGGCAATCATAGCAAGGGGGCTGTTCCCACGCCCACTCGCTACTCCCGCTGGTGTGCCCGCGCGACGTTGTGCCTTCTTCTTCGCGTTCGGACCGAGCTTCGGGATGATCGTTTCTCCGCGCGCTTTAATCCTCTCCCTGAGTCCAAGCCGATGTTTCTTCGGGCGACTTTCAACAACGTCAGCCACGACACAATCAGCGAACTTCGGGATCAGCGCTGCGTTGCGATCCTCCCAAACTCCTGTCCGGACACCTAGCGACGGCAGGCTAGGCAACGTGGTGGCTCCCGCGGCGTCGAAATAATCGACGTCTTCTGCCGTGACAACCATAATCGGGGCACGCTGCTTCACAGCGACCACACCAACCGGCTGCTCTTCGACAATCGCGTCCGCAACTTCCACTTCGGTCCCAGCTCCTCCAACAGGACGCTCATCCCAGGGGGTGTCCAAGTCATCTTCAGCCTCGCCTGCGTAAAGCAGGGCATCCAATGCCGCCTGCTCCTCTCGCCGACGATCTGCCAACTTAGCACCCTCCTGTGCCGTCGCGTACTTACTCAGGAGTGCCATGGGTTCCCGGCCCGCTTCCCTTTCTGCCATCAATATGGTGTCAACCGCCGCATCGACGAATTCTTTCAAGGCGTAAAGTTCCGACCCTCCGGTCGGATTGCGAGATTCAACGGCCTTGTCAAAGTACACAACACGGGCTTTCGCCTCAGTGTAGCCATTTTGCACGGCAACATCCACAGACATACGGTCACGCCACGTCTTGCGAAGATGGGCGTTGCTTGTCTCAATCGGCGTGGCGTTCTGGTGCATATGCTTAAAGTACTTGCGCCTGATAATCGCAGGGATAGGAATATCCCACCTCAGCCTCGCGGATCTCACATCGACGTAAGGCACGACGTCCTTTGGCATGTCAGTCAACCTAGGATCACGACTTGTTGTGAGACCATTTCCTCGCCGGAAAGGTCTCCGCGCGCCGTTCACTCCCGTTAGGGGTTCCCGGCGCCACTCTTGTTGGGATTTTCCCAGTTCAGTCATGAAGGTATCAATCGCAAAACACGACCGAGCCTGGGACCGTCTCCGCTCCGGGGCTTGCTGGCCCAAAGGCGCGGTACACCCACACGGCGATGAGCAACTCGTGACACCTCTCCCCTGACCGAGGCACGTCCCCGGCACAGAAGCCCTCAGGGCGGACCCTCTCCACGCGGGGAAGGAACGCCACCCGTCAGCCCCTGGGGGTTCAC